AAATAAAAAATCATAGGAATTTCACATAAAGTATAGATTTTTAAAAAAAAATCTGATATACTTCATATGACTCAGAATATATTTTACTATGAAAATCATAGGAAGGGGATTAAAATGGCAGAAGATACAGCACCTATTGATGTGTATTATGATATGGATATTGCTCAAATTTGTCAGCATTTCAATAAATCAAGAAATACAGTAGATAAGGCAATCGCAAAACTTGTGAAAGATAATCCAGATAAATCTACCTTGACTCTACATTGTCAGTTCAACAACAGCGTCAAGTGTCCAGGTAACACAATCAAGAGTAGAGTCAATCAGATATGCAGCAGTGTTAACAAAAGAATTCAGAAAACATCTAGTAACACTCCATCAACAAAGCGATCTATTCCTTCTATATCAACGTATGATGCGATAGCAAGTAACGTGATAGTGTTGAACCCTTCTGAGAAGATACTCAAACAGAAGTTTACACCATACGTCGTAACAGTAAGTAAGAATGTTAAGAACATAGATATTGTTGGATTGAGGAACAACAAAGTGTCAGCTGTATTTCTGTATGCCGGAGAGTTGTATAATCAGTTGCACATCAATCAACACAAGTATGAAGCACCTAATCTAGCATCACAAATGCATTCTGTAACAGCGTATGATTTTCCTCATGGCTTGATAGCAACTGTCCGTGCTAGATCAACTACTGAAGCAAAAGAAGAGTGCAAATGGCTACATCTAGTTGTTGAGAAATATCCAGCTGACTTAGGTGTATGGCTTGCATGTGAGTTCTCAAACATAGTTAGTGTTAACAATCAGATACTTGATGTGTATTTAGATAACTTCAAGAAGTGGGGAGTTGACACTAAGTGTGGATTGTACATAAATAGACAGCAACTCGCTAAGATAGATTGGGAAACTTATCAACTGTATTACTACTTGTGGCTAGTAGATCATTCAAGTCGCATACCTGATTTAAACACCATAATTGATCCATCGTTCTTCGATGTGTAATTAAGAGAGGTACTTAATAAAAAGAGATATGTTTCAAAAACGTACAACACTACCTGAAGTAGGAAACAAATATTATACAAGCACAGCAACAGGAGGACTCAGCCCATGTATTCATGACAGTAGCTTGAAGAAGTGTGCATGGCCGGGAAGCACACTTGCGAACTGCGTTGGATGGGCATGGGGAAGATTCTCAGAAATAATGGGTCAGCCTATGAGTAACGCAGGGGCTCCCAATGCAGGTATGTGGTTCACAAACTACGCAACTCAATACAGTAGAGGAAGCACACCTGCTGTAGGTGCGATTGCGTGTTTCAGTAATCCAGGTAAAGCGGGGCATGTACTAGTTGTAGAAGAAGTATATTCTGATGGATCAATATTAACATCTGAATCTGGGTACAGTAGCAACAAACCATTCTGGAATCAGCGTAGATACCCTCCGAATTATATGTCGTCACCTTATCAGTTCCAAGGGTTCATATACAATCCAGCAATCAGCGTCAGTACTGTAACTGATATATCATCTAACAGTGATGCAACATCCACGATTGAAGTATTAGATTTATCAATGTTTACTGACTTCAGCGGAGTTGATCTCAAAACAAGAATAGGTGAGAAGAAATATACTGAGCTAAAGAAACTTGGATTGATACGAATCATACAGTTCGGAAACACTGAGCATGAATTCCTGAAAACAGATCAGATCAACAAATACATATACAGTAACATGTATACCAGTTACAACACTCGAAATGATGCACTAGGTAGAGAAGCACAATACTGGGATATACATGGCATGAAACCTTCAATAGGGTCAAGTGATTACAAACTGTCTGCTATGAACTACACACCTCTTCTTGAAGACATCTGGTCAAATGTAAGAGAAAAATTCACTTACTATCAGATGGTCGATGAGAAGGGCTATGCCATATCAAACAAATTTCATGCAGAAGGTGATGATGCAATTCTAGATTCGGGATACATTCCAGAAGAAATATCACATGATACATCAAGAATTGAATCAAATCCTAGAAACGTGATAGAGTTCTTGCACAGTAAAGGACTATCATATGCAGCAAGCGTTGGAATAGCTGCAAACATAAAAGCAGAATCTAATTTCAGAACGTCTGCAGTTGGAGATAAAGGAACATCATTTGGAATATGCCAGTGGCATAACAACCGTGGAGTTGCAATGAAGGAATACTGTAACAACTACGGAGGCAACTGGTCAAACAACTTAACAGGACAACTTGAATACTTGTGGTACGAACTTTCAGCTGTTTCAGGATATGGCCTTGCAGCATTGAAAAGTGTTAGCAACACACTTGATGGAGCGAAACAAGCAGCTGACATCTTTGTTAGAAAGTTTGAAAGACCCGCTAAAGTAGATGAAGCGTCTATCAAACGACAGAAGAACGCAGAAGAGTATTGGAAGAACATTGTGAGGTATTTATGATAACATACGGTTATGCGAAACAGTATAGATATACAGGAGACGGTACATTGCTTGTACAAGTTCGTATTCCATCTATTCACGGGCCTTTCAGTTTGACTGATGGAAAAGGGAAGATAATAAGAAACTACACACGTGATGAAGACCTCCCGTATTATCCATCGCTTATTCTTCCACATTTACCTAATCCTGGTGACGTAGTAGCTCTGATGGGAACAACATCAGCAATGAAAGATTTCCTGGTGTTAGGACTAACAGGTGGATCGTATGTTACAGGAACAAACAACATTTAGTGAAGAGGTGACAGTACACAATGCAAACAAACTCGTTGAATTGGCCTAACATGTTTGACGTATCTAGAAACAGATGTGCTGTAGCAGAAGATAACGCATCTATAGTAAATAGAGTGAAGCTCATGATACTCACAGAGCCTACAGAGCTGTACATGAATCCTACATACGGTGTAGGACTTAAACGTCACTTGTTTAAGTACAATACAGAAAACGAACGTGCAATCATCAAAGATCGAATTGTACAACAGCTCAAGTTGTGGGAACCCGAAGTAGATGCTGATAAAACAGAATTTGCTGATGGTCTCTTGTATACAGGAGATCAAAACAGCATAACACAAGATTATAATCAATTAAATATGACAATAACTCTCAGAACAATATACGGAGACACACTGACAGTTGATCTATCAGAATAATAGGAGGACACATACTATATGGCAGATAAAGAACTATCAAAAGGACTGATAAAGTACACCAGTAGAGATTACGATTCTCTGATGGAAGAGTTTTGGGACATTGTTCCAAAGATGACTGAGTTGTGGACACCGGAAGCAGATTCTGATCCAGGTGTAGTATTAGGAAAATGGTTAGCTTCTGTTGCAGATATGCTCGGAATTAATCTTGATATACTTGCAAACGAAATATTTGCACCATCTGTTTCACAGAGAAAGAATGCTGAAAAGCTGTTTGGTCTGATAGGATACGAATTAGGATACTACACAGCAGCAAGAACTGAAGTTACGTTCACAAATAATTCACAAGAATACATAGTACTTGATTTCGGATTCAACGGAGCAAACTTCTCAACAGTAAACGCATACACAGACATAACAAACACGTCACGTGTTATTACATATAACATATTACCGCTGACTAACACACAAGGACCCACAGACTCAAGAAGTTACAGGCCGACAACATCTACTGCAAACAACGTGTTTGCATTATCTGATATTGTATCACTTGGACCGAATGAATCTGTAACTCGTGTAGCTATTGAGGGAGAACTTCGTTCATATTCAGTTTCTGTATCGGATATAAAGAAGAACAACTATCTCATTACTTTACCTTCTCAGCATCTTGATACTACTGCAGTATGGATCAAAGCAAAGTCATCAACTACAGCTGATGACTACTTGTCAACACAATGGATACAGTGCAACAACGCTTCAGAGTTCATCACTCCTGAGCCCAGATTTGCAGTAACTTATGATAACTACTCAAATGCACAGATTCAAATCAGTAACTATCTGAATCAGCTTGAAAACTATGAGAACAACTATCTTATCATATACTGGATAGATTGTTCAGGTGTTATTGGATGTGTAGGCGAAGATGTACTTACAAATTTGATGTTTGCAAAATCAACAGATGTAGATACAAGCAACATAACTGTATCAAATCTGTCTAACACAGTCGAACTCCCACACACTAATACAGTAACAGGTAAGAGTCCTGAAACAGCTAAAGAAGCGTATCAGAATTCTCGTAACTACATCAATACATGGGACAGCTTAGTGACACTTCCTGACTACACAAGATTCTTGAACAGAGAACCTGGAATTGATTGCGGAGTCGTAATTGACTGTCAAAAAGCACTTGAGTACAATCTTTCAGTATATTATGATGAACAGTTAACTGCTGCACAGAAATCAAAGATGTATATCACAAATTATGATTTCCCTGCCGGTGCTGATGTATACGATTGGGA